GGAGCGCCGCAACCAACACGGGAGACTGGAGCGCCGCAACCAACACGGGAGACCGGAGCACTGCAACCAATACGGGAGACTGGAGCGCTGCAACCAACACGGGAGACTGGAGCGCTGCAACCAATACGGGAAAAGACGGCGTGGCCGTATCGTGGGGAAGACGCGGAAAAGCAAGAGGAGAAAAAGGCTGTTATCTGGTCCTTGCCGAGTATGACGATTCTAACAATTTAGTTTGTGCAAAGATGGAAAAAGTGGACGGTGAGCGCATAAAAGAAAATACGTTTTATACGCTGAAGAATGGAGAATTTGCAGTGGCAGAGGAACAGGGAGCGGGAACGTGAGCCGCTCAGGAGGTAAAAATGCGAAAGATAATAACTGTATTAGTAGTCCTGACGGGTGTGCTATTGTACCGGATTTATAAAACCGGAGAAAGCATTGTCCTGGAGCAGGACACTGACAGGATAGGGCAAAGGAGACAGGACAATGGCAATATGGATTAAAACGCCGCCGGATGCCGAACCGGTATGGATGGCGGCAGATAACCGGATCAGGGAGCTGGCGCTCTCGATCGAACGGCGTGCAGGTATCGCACCGGATGCGGATGGGCTTCGGCAAATTCGTGAGTGGGCAACAGAGATTGTTTGCCAGTGCGACATGGTGGAGCGTGTTCAGGAGCAGGCAGAACCGACATGGAAGAGGTGAGGAGGGAAAATGCAATTTATTGATTTTTTTGCGGGGATAGGCGGGTTTAGAAAAGGAATGGAGTTGGCGGGGCATAAATGTGTTGGATTTTGCGAGTTTGACAAATTTGCAACGGCAAGCTATATATCTATGCACCTACTCACGCAGAAACAAAGAGAATCATTAGGAAAAGTGCCATTGAAGAAACGGCAAAAAGAAATATTGAAGGAGGAATACAGAAATGGAGAATGGTACGCAAATGACATTCGAAGAGTATATGCAAGAGACATTCCAAGGGCAGACTGCTGGTGCTTCGGATTCCCATGTCAGGACATTTCTGTCGCAGGAAAGCAAATTGGATTTAAAGGAAACCGCTCGAGCCTGTTTTTCAGAGTTATGTACCTTATCGGACAGCTCGAGGAAGAAAATAAACCCACTTACCTTTTCATTGAGAACGTTAAGAATTTGCTTAGTGTTAATGGAGGATGGGATTTCGCCAGGCTGCTCGTTGAAATGGACAGGAAGGGGTACGATGCAGAGTGGCAAGTTCTCAACTCTAAAGATTTTGGAGTGCCGCAAAACAGAGAAAGGTGTTTTATTATCGGACATCTTAGAGGACGAAGTACCGCAAAAGTATTTCCTGTCGAAGGAACAGACGGGGAAAATAGTGTTCAAATAGTCGGTCATAAAGACGGATACAGAAGAAATGCGCAGGTCTTTGCACCAGAAGGAGCAACAGAAGCACTTGATACTGGACAAGGCGGTGAAAGAGGTCATCATGTTACATTGCCGTGTTTCATTGATTTGTGCTACGAAGGCTCACAGATGACAGAGCAGGCACGATGCTTGAAAGCAAGATACTACAAAGGCATGGCGAATCATGCAGGGCAGGACAGCGGAATTGCAATTCCGGTATTAACACCCGACAGAGCAGAAAAACGTCAGAATGGAAGACGATTTAAAGATGATGGAGAGCCGATGTTCACGTTGACAGGACAGGACCGGAATGGAATTGCGATTGAGGTCAAGGAAGCAACAGCAAACACGCTTGATACAAGCTGCAATCAAGGGATTTTCGTGCAGGTATCAGATGAACTGATTGTATACGCGGTCTGGTATGAAAAGCTTAAGTGTTACATAGCAATCCGAAAGTTAACGCCAAAAGAATGTTTTAGACTTCAGGGGTGGGCAGATGATTATTTTGAAAAAGCAGCGTTTGTTAATTCAGATAGTCAGTTATATAAGCAGGCAGGAAATGGAGTCACTGTAAATGTTATTTGTGAGATAGCAAAGAAACTAAAAAGGGGCGTTAAAGATTGAGTGCAACATATATGCATAAAGTGGTACCTATTGTTAATTAACAAAGATGAGATTTGATGGAGGCGGACAATGCCGATTGAATGGTTAAAATGGAACGATGACGTTGAAGAGTGGGGGGAGATAGAGTGCCCGATGCTTGGAAACGAGATGGTAATGACATATTATCCCAAAGGATGTCCTTGCTATTATTCTTACACAGCGCCGTTTGTGGATGAAGATGGAGACATTGGATATTACAGATATGACCATAATGAGGGATGCTGGGACGAAGATACGTTCTTCTGCATCGGGAATAGATGATACCAAAAACAGAGGGGATAGTATGAAATGGTATCAACCAATGATTTTCGGGGGGCATGGATGTATAAAAACGCAGAGGGCTACCGCGACGAAACAGCCTGCCGGGCGATTATCGCGGTAGCAAGAGAAGAGAGAATAAAGCGCAGGAAACTGCAGGAGGACAAGAATATGGGAACAGAAAATAAAACCGGAGAAGTTTGGAGAACACGAACTGTCACAGGGGCAGAGAAGATCGTGCTGGTGGTAGCAGACCACGGGGCAATGGCGTATGTAATTCATCTAGCAGAAGAGGGTACGCATACAGATATCGAAGTAAACTGCGAGGGGCTGCGGTACGGTTCCAGCGATCGAATGTATTATGTGCCATCTAGAAGTTTTGAGGAATACCTCCGTACAGTAACAGATGAGCAGCTGGCAGATATTAAAAACAAGCTTGCAGCATCGATCGGGATTGAACCGCAGATCACAGAAAAAGAAGTTGTCCGGGAAGTACCGGTGGAAATTCCGAGCAATATCGCTCCTGCGGAGCCACAAAAATGTTGTGCTGCAGAGGTGCAAGAATTGACTATCCGGGCGGAAAGAGCAGAAGCACTGCTGGAAGAGTACAGAGAGCTGTATAAAAACGTAATCGAAAAAATCTGACGTTATTAAGGAGGGATAAGAAAATGGACAAAAAGGATATTTTAGGAAAGTTGGGCATAATAGCGGCTGCGGCTTGGCTGATACTATTTATTCTGGCGTTTAGTATGGACCGCTCCAGCAGAATGGGAGATGTGTTAATACTCTCAGCCTTTGCTGGGGTGTTGCCTATGATTTTTTTCACGATTGGTGATTAGCCAGATGTATTTTGCAAAGGCGAAAATGAGCATTTAAAGGAAGGAAAAGAACTATGAAAAATTGGAAATTACCATTGATTATTGTAGGAGTAGTAGTGGCAGTAGTTTTGTTGTGTGTGTTTGGAGTGCAGTCAGTACAGAATCGGGCAATCAGTCTGGAAGAATCGGTCTATACCGCTGAATCTGACATTAAAGTGCAGGAGAAACGCAGGGTTGACTTGGTTTATAATCTGGCAGACTGTGTAAAACAGTATGATCGGCATGAATCAGAAACATTGACTGGACTTGCAGATGGAATGAGCGAAGGGAACAGTGTAGAAGATGTAAATACTGTGATCGCGGCAGTTACATATGCTTATCCAGAGTTGAAAAGCAATGAGAATTATAAGCAACTCATGAATGAATTGTCTATTACCGAAAACATGCTTGCCCAGTACCGGGAAAATTACAATAAATCCGTAACAGCTTATAACAGGTATGTAAAGAAGTTTCCAGCAAGAATCTTCCTCGACTGGACAGGCTATGAGGTTTTGAAATTTCAGCGGTTGGATTATCAAGCACCAGTTGACGCACCGCAGGATTTATTTGGAGAATAGCTTATGGAAATAACCAAGCGCGAAATCATCATCAGCGTTGCAATCGCCGCCGTTATGCTAATAGTCGGTTTCTTTATATCTGGAAAAATAACTGATATGCAGAACGATAAGAACGCCGAATACCAGAAGGCAGTGCATATTGAGGACTCTGAATTATTTCGGTATGGCATGGACACAAATGTTGGAAATGCTTTTGTGTATGGAGATTTGCAAGCGGTTGATACAGTGACTTTTGATGAGAATGGCGGGGAATATCTTCATGTTAAAAAGATAGAAGAACGATATGAACGCCATGAAAGAGAAGTGACAGAAACAGATTCAGAAGGTAAAAAGCACACAAAAGTAGAAGTATACTATGAATGGGAAATCGAGGACAGAGAAAGCAAACATTCCGAAAATATTATGTTTTGTGGTATCGAATTTCCGTATGATAAAATCCCGTATTCTCTGGACAATCACATAAAGACAATAAATTCTGACAGAGAGTACAGTTGGAAGTCAGGGGAATATGTAAAGGTACGATTCAAGTATTATGGAACACCCGTTAAGCACACTGGCACGATATATACCAGATTATCAGATGGAACTATTTCTGACAGTTCACAATTTTTTAAGGACTATACCATTAAGCAAGCATTAGATAGTTGCACTTCTGGTATTGGAAATATAATGTTCTGGTCGTTTTGGATAATTCTGATGATTGCGATTGTGATTTGGTTTTGCTATTTGGATAATAGGTGGTTAGAAGATTAAATTAACGAAACAGAGGGGAAGCCGCAGAATGTATCACCTAACCGGCCAGATCCGGCGCGCCAGCTTGTGTGCTGGTTCCCTCTGTCTACACAGATAAATCCTGCGGGACTGGGATAGGGTAACAAAAAAATAAAGCAAAAAGAAAGAAGGTGGGGAATGTGGGAACAAGGGACACATACTTTAATGGTTACGGTCTGACATACAATGAGGTAAAAAAAATAGAAGACAAGTGCAAAAACGCAAAGGGGAGGGAATTGGAACTGCTGCTTTTGGCTGCGGAAAGCGCATATGCAGAGTTGGCGCAATATCTGTTTTTTAGCCTGACATCAGGGCTGGGGTATGACAACATCTCAAAGATATGCAACATCCCTATCGGGAGGAAAGATTTTTATGGGTATCGCAGGAAAACGATATATCTATACAACAGCTATATGATACTGGAAGGACATGCAATTGTGTAAAAGGGGTACGCGGATCAGGAAACGAGAATGGTAAAATAGAATAATAACTGTATGGGGTATGATATGAATTGTAATGCCGTCATGAAAAAGCTTCAGCGCGCCATACTGTCCACGGGCTCGTAATCAAAATTTCTACCAGCCAATTTTACAGCGAAGAGCAGGACAGACTTTTACGGTTACCAGCGCCTTTTTTACCACATGATGGACATAAACATGAATCGGGTACAAAGAGAGCCGGAAGCAATGGTAAAATTATAGAAATAGGAGAATGAATGAGTTATGAACATAACCAATATCCCTTTAAAAAATTTAAAACCATACGAGAATAACCCGAGAAAGAACGATGATGCTGTTAAATACGTTGCAGAATCCATCAAAGAGTTCGGGTTTAAGGTTCCGATCGTGATCGATAAAAACAATGTTATTGTTGCAGGGCATACAAGATATAAAGCTGCAAAAAAGCTTAAAATGAGTGAAGTGCCGTGCATAATCGCTGACGACCTGACAGATGAGCAGATAAAGGCATTCAGGTTGGCAGATAATAAAGTAGCTGAAAAAGCTGAATGGGATTTTGACCTGCTGAATGCGGAACTTGACGATATTATCGACCTTGACATGGAATTGTTTGGATTCGAGGATGCATTGCAGGACGATGCCGAGGAAGCTGTTGAAGATGAATTTGAGGTAGAGTTACCTGCAGAGCCGAAATCTAAACTGGGTGACATTTATCAGTTGGGCGATAATAGGCTGATGTGCGGCGACAGCACGGTGCTGGAAGATGTGGAAAAGCTGATGGGGGGAGTACAGGCAGATATGCTGCTTACAGACCCGCCATACAACGTAAATTACGAGGGCAAGACCAAAGACAAGCTTAAAATAAAAAATGACAAGATGGACAACGATAATTTTAGGCAGTTTTTGATCGATGCTTTTAGCAACGCCGACATGGTCATGAAACCAGGCGCGGTCTTTTACATTTGGCATGCGGACAGCGAGGGATACAACTTTAGGGGAGCATGCTTTGACGTTGGCTGGACGGTAAGGCAGTGCCTTATCTGGAACAAAAACAGCATGGTAATGGGGCGGCAGGATTACCAATGGAAACACGAGCCGTGCCTGTATGGTTGGAAAGAAGGAGCTGGTCATCTGTGGGCTTCAGACAGAAAGCAGACAACAGTAATCAATTTTGACAAACCCACACGGAATGACATGCATCCGACCATGAAGCCGATCCCCTTATTTGATTACCAGATCAAGAATAATACTAAGGGGGGGGACGTGGTTCTCGATTTGTTCGGCGGATCAGGGACAACCATTATGGCATGCGAACAGAATGGACGGCGCGGCTATTCTATGGAATACGACCCACGGTATGTGGATGTTATTGTCGACAGATGGGAAAAGTTTACAGGGGCAAAAGCTGTTTTATTAAATAAATAATGTTTTTGCATAGCAGAATAACCCGGGAGGAGAAATGGAAGCAATAGGAAGAGTGTATATATTAGATGATCTTGGAAGAATAAGAATTCCAAGGTATGTACGGAGAAGGTTGAACATCCAAGAATCAGATCCGTTACAAATTTTTATTGGGGATAACAATGAGATCATCTTAAAAAAATGTCAGGCAGAAGATGAGCATTTAACTGAAAACAAACAATAAATAAAAAAGAGGTAGTATATATGTCTGATAATGCAAACAAGGGCGGACGGAAAAGAATACCAATTGATCAAAAAGTATTCGAGAACTTATGTTCGATTCAATGCACACTTGCGGAGATTGCGGCAGTTATCGGATGCAGCGAGGACACGATTGAAAGATGGTGCGTGAGGACGTACAAAGAGGGATTTGCGGAGACTTATAAAAAAAAGAGCCAGAAGGGCAAAGCAAGCCTGCGAAGACTCCAGTTCAAACATGCAGAGACGAATCCGACAATGGCTATTTGGTTAGGCAAGCAGTGGTTAGGACAGCGTGACCAGATGGAGGTCGAGGCATCCGGAAAGGTTACGATCGTTGACGATATTCCGGACGCGGCGACAGAAAAGTAGGGAGACTAAATGGCAGAACGGCAGGGAGCACGGATAGGGCTTACAGATTTAATTGCTCCGGCTTTTTACAAAGTACATAAGGATATAAAGGCAGGGCGGCACGAGTACTACAACCTTTACGGAGGAAGAGGCTCGACAAAGTCCTCTTTTGTGTCTGTAGAGATCGTACTTGGCATGATGCAAGACCCGGCAGCAAACGCGGTAGTATTCCACAAGTTCTCCGCAATGCTGCGAGATTCTGTTTATAACCAGATCCAATGGGCGGTAGATGCGCTGGGCGTGTCTGGTTACTGGCGCAGCAATGTAAACCCGATGCAATTTACCTACCTGCCGACAGGGCAAAAGATCATATTTCGCGGTCTGGATAAGGCACAAAAGACAAAATCCATCAAGGCAGCTACAGGATTTTTTAAATATCTCTGGTTCGAGGAACTGGATATCTTCAAGGGTCCAGAAGAAATCCGAATGGCGGAGCAGTCTGTTCTGAGAGGCGGGCATGGGTATGTCGTGTTTAAGACGTTTAATCCGCCGATCAATCGGAACAACTGGGCAAACGAATATGTGCAAATTGAGGATGGTCGGGCATACAACCACAAAAGCGATTACAGGAGCGTGCCGCGGGAGTGGCTAGGAGATGAATTTTTTGACAGTGCCGAGCATTTAATGCTCACAAATCCGAGAGCATACGAGCATGAGTATCTAGGGAACGCAGTTGGGACAGGTGGAAACGTATTTGAGCTTCTGGAGCTGCGCGAAATTACCGATGACGAAATAGCCCGGATGGATGTGATTTATCAGGGGACTGACTTTGGTTGGTACCCAGATGCGTATGCGTTTGTCCGATGCTATTATGACGCGGACAGCGAGACGATTTATTTTATTGACGAGCATTATGTCAATAAAGAATCGAACGAGATAACGGGTAACTGGATCAAAGAAAAAGGTTATACGGATTATCATATAACTTGCGATAGTGCCGAACCGAAATCTATAAACGATTACCGGAGCATGGGACTTCCGGCGCGGCCGGCGATAAAAGGGCCAGGTAGCGTCGAATATGGAATGAAGTGGCTTATGCGGCGAAAGATCGTTATAGACAAGCGCAGGACACCGAATGTATTCCGCGAATTTACCGAATACGAATATGACCGGGACAAGGACGGCAACATCATCAGCGGCTATCCGGATGCAAACAACCATTCGATCGATGCGACACGTTACGCATTTGAACCTAAATTTAACCGCAGAGGGAACACAGCTTAATATACATCAAGCGGAAAAATGCCGGGAATATGGCAAATACACGGCACAGGGGTATTGCAAAGATGGGAATTATACAGACAGTCAAAAGGTGGTTTAATATGATATTTAAAAAGCAGGCTGAGAAAGATTTTAGGGTAAAGGATACCACGTCTGCGCAGATGATGGCAAAGGTCGCAGAGTGTGCCAACATCTACCGCGGCACGCCGTACTGGTTAGACGCAGATAATCGAATAAAGACTATCAATTTTGCAAAGGCGGTATGCTCCGAGACGGCGCGGCTCGTCACGCTGGGGATTAAAATCCAGGTTGACGGCGGCGCACGCGGGGCGTGGTTGCAGGAGCAGATTGATAAAGCCTATTATAGCATGCGTCATTGGGTAGAGTATGGCTGTGCTTATGGCACGATCATTGTAAAGCCTAATGGCGGCGGGCTTGATATGTTTACCCCTCTGGACTTTTTCGTGACGGAGCAGGACGATAACGGGAATATAACGGGCGTTGTGTTTAAAGACAGCTATGCGGCTAACGAAAAGTTTTATACACGCTTGGAGTATCATAGGTTTGTCGAGACGAGGACGGAGGCGGGCGTGATATACCCGTATGTGATATCCAACAGGGCATATGTATCAAAGAGCAGCGAATCCCTCGGCGATCCTATCCCGCTGGAGCAGACAAAGTGGGCTGATCTGCTGGAGGAAACGCCGCCGATTCTCAAGGGCGGGAACGAAAGACTTGATTCCCCCATGTACGGAGTGTTCCGCACCCCTGCCGCAAACAACATAGATCTTTCTTCTCCGCTGGGGATGCCGATATACGCGGAAGCAATCGAAGAAATGAAAGACCTTGACATCGCATACAGCCGGAACGCCGGGGAAATATATGACAGCGAGAAGATCATCCTTGCAGATGACAGGTTGATGTTTGACAGCGGGAAGAACCTTAACGGGCGCATCCCAGACGTTAAGCTGCCGCATTATGTGAAAAACGTGTTCGGCAACAGCCCGGAAGAGTTTTACCAGGAGATTTCACCGCAGCTTAACACAGCCACACGCCTTGACGGAATCAATGCTCTCCTGTCCCAGATAGGGTATAAATGCGGGTTCTCTAACGGCTATTTTGTTTTTAACGAAGCGAGCGGCATCCAGACAGCGACAGGCGTGGAAGCGGAACAGCAGCGAACCATCCAGTTTATTAAGGACGTGCGGGACAAACTGGAGAGTTGTCTGAATGATGCTATATATGCCATGTCGGTGTATGCAGATCTGTACGCGCTTGCCCCTGTCGGGGTTTATGAAGTGGTATACGACTTCGGGGACATCACTTACAACCGCGAAGAGGACAGGGCACGCTGGTGGAGCTATGTTGTGCAGGGCAAGGTACCCGCGTGGATGTATTTCGTCAAATTTGAGGGCATGACAGAGGACGATGCGAAGGCAATGGTGACGGAAGCCCAGCCAAAGGAAACGGGGCTGTTCGGGGAGGAATAAGCATGGATTTTGCGATTGTAGGACAGGGGATCGGAGACATCGGACGCGTTGAGAATCGCTGGAATGAACTCTTTGATTCTTTGAAAAATGTAGAAAACGCTGTCAAAGAAATTGTAAGAATGCTGCGGGAAGTCTATGAAAAAATAGGAAGAGCAGTCGATGAAGTTATGATTGAATGGGAGAGACGGCGAAAGACACGAAGGTATATGGCATTAAAGGTCTTGAGTGTGTATACAGAGACAGATATGTTGGATATTAGGAGACTGTTAAGACGCATATATAGGGCGCGAAGCTGCTGCTAATAAGGAGAGAGTAATGGAACCGATAACCAGAGAAGAGTATTATCTTGCGAAGATTGCAGGGACATATGAGGGCAAGACGCCCAAGCCTGTGACTAATGACGAATATTACCTTGCGACTATGGCAGGGGATTATTCCGGAAACACCCCGCAGCCTGTCACGAGATTGCAATATTACATGGCAAAAGTAGCAGGAGTATGGGACGGAAGCATCCCTGCGCCTGTGACACGATTAGAATATTACTGGGCGGCGATTGCCAACGGGGAAGGGACAGTCTTTCCACCTGTGACACGAGAGGAGCATTTCTTGGTGTTGGTAGCCGATGCGTACAGCGTTGTGCTCACAGTCGTTATCGGCAACCCCGCCCTCTTGGAAAATTCAAAGGGGAATCGTGGGCTGGAATCCCTTACCCTATACGGTAAATCAACGCAGGGGAGCACACCCTCCCCGTCCTATCCGCAGGAGATAGAGAACGCAGGGCAGAGCGGGGAGATTGGAGTTCAGGTGTACGGTGGGAATCTGTTTGATATAAGAAAGGCAAGCCCTTGGGAAGATGCATATGGGCTCCAGATGTCACTAGACGGGGAATACATCACGGTAAAGGGTGTTACAACGACTACTAGGTACGGGAATATTTCCTTTCGAATTTTAGGCTATCCAGTGAACTTGTATGGGAATAGGTTTAGTTTGGATATTGTAAAAAATGTCGGAACGAGCAAAGAATACGTTTACACAAGTGCAACTGAAAATGCTTTAGCACTCTCAGTAGTGGTGGACGCAAAGGCTGCTGTCGAATTAAAATTCCGGCTCATGGTAAATGCTGGTTCGACCGCCCTGCCATACGAACCCTACAAGCCCGCCCAGAAGCTCATCATCCCCACTCCCGGCGGTCTGCCCGGAATCCCCGTATCCTCCGGCGGCAATTATACGGACGAGAAAGGTCAGCAGTGGGTAGCGGACGAGATTGACCTTGCGAAGGGCGAGATGGTGCAGAGAATAGGAGAATACGGGTTTACTGGTGCGGAAGTGTGGAATTCGTGGGGCGTAAACAAATACACAGAAGGAATCACAGGTTTTTATTGGTATTTTAAAAATACGTTGTCGACCGTGCAAAAGAGAATATTGAATACTCATGCGGTATTCTCAGACAACGCGTGGGATGGAAGAGAAGAAGGCACAGTAGCGGTTGTTGATCTAAATGATAAGTATATTACTTGGTCTGTTAGAAATGAATATTTAGAGGACACTTCAGACAACAATGTTGCCATTGAATCTTTTAAAAAAATGCTCGGAGAAATAAATGCCAAAATGCTGTATTGCCTTGCAGAACCTATCCGCACACCGCTTCCGCCCGAAACAATCGCCGCCTACAAAAAGCTCCATACCTACAGCCCAACAACGACCGTGATAAACGATGCTGGCGCGGGGATGAGCGTGGGATACAAAAAAGCAAAATAAGGGTACACCATAAAATGCTGGAGGTGGTAGAATGGAACTAGATACGAAAGTGGGGAACGTGGAGATTAAACTCGATACGTCCCGCATAGACGAGAATCTACTGGAAGCCCAGAAGCTTTTGAACATGCAGGTAGTGGCGGACAGCTCTCCCTTCGTTCCATTCCGGCAGGGCGCACTAAGAAACAGCGTAAGATATCCTGACGGGGTATACGGCGGAGTGATTGAGTATGATACGCCATATGCTCATTATCTGTACAAGGGCATTGTGTACGGTCCGAATATCCCGCTTAAAGATGCAGAGGGTAATATTATAGGGTGGACATCCCCACCCAACAAAAGCCCGACGCAGAGAAAGATTAAATATCACGAGCCGGGAACGACGTCCGAATGGTTCGAAGAAGCTAAAAGGCGGCATAAAGACGACTGGCTGAATCTTGTGAGAAAAACGGTGGGGAAAGAGTGATGCTGAGACCAGAGTATTTTGAAGGGAAAGCTGACCGGATATTAGAACTCTATGAACGGCTGGAAAACTTTATCCTGCGGGATATCGCCAGAAGGATTTTAAAATCCGGGAAAATCACAGCCACGGCGGACAGGTTGCTGTACAGGCTGGAGAAGTTGGGGGAAAGCCGGGATGAGATACAGCGGCGTATCATGGAACTGACAGACCTGAGCGAAAAAGAACTGCGGAAGCTCCTGCGTGGTGCCGTGCTGACATCGTGGGAAGATGATGCGGTTACACTGTCAGAAATGGGGGGCGTGGCGCAGTCTCCGCTTGAAAATGCACGGTATATGGCTGTTATCGAAGCAGAGTACATAAAAAGCCGAGCGGAGCTGAAGAACCTAACAAGGACGACGCTGGAGCAAAGCCAAAAAGACCTTGTGACGCTGCTCGACGAAGCCGATGTAAGGGTAGCAAGCGGAGTACAAAGCTATCCCGCAGCCATAGCGGATGTGCTGGATGCGTACGCGGGACGCGGCATTATGGTGGATTACCCGACAGGAGCACGGCGGACGCTGGAAGCGGCAGTACGATGCTGTGTAGTAACGTCAATGAACCAGACGGCGGCGCAGCTGACAAATAGGTATATCGTGGACAGCGGAACAGAGTATGTGTTGACCTCGGCGCACCTCGGGGCAAGAGTAAGGCGCGACGGGCAGCCCTTGCTTGCGGGTCATGACGAATGGCAGGGCCGTGTATTTAAAATTGACGGAAGCGAGCCTGGATATCCGAACCTGCTGGAATCGACGGGGTATGATATTGATCTGACCACGGGAGAGGGCAGGGTTGTGGATATGAGAGGGCTGCATGGCTATAACTGTCGTCACGGTCATATGTTGTTTGACAAGCGGATGAAGAATCCGTGGAGGGACGCAGAAGGGAATCTGCTGGATGGAAGCGGAAATAAAATTACCGATGCTGAGAATCTAAAACGGTATGAGGACAGCCAGAAGCAGCGATCTATGGAGCGCGGAATCCGAAAGACGAAACGACAGTTGATAGTAAAACAGGAAGAGCTTGCATGGGCGTCCGGCGCGGAACGGGAAAAGCTCCAGCAGGAATATGATAAGCTGGCTTACCGATTGCAGGGACAGAACAGGGCTTATAACCAGTATTGCGAAGAACATGGATTACAGCCGCAGTATGATCGGAATGCATTAGCGGGATTTGGATACCCGCAGCAAAAGGCAGCAAATAAAGGGGCAAAAAGATATGCGGAGAACGAACCGATTTGAATATTACAATCCAAACCCCTCGAAATGGCAAAGAGTAGGGGATTGCACTGTGCGCGCATTGTGCAAGGCTTTAGGGCAAGATTGGGATACAGTTTATGTAGGTTTGTCCGTGTATGGTTTTTCGTTGTCTGACATGCCAAGTGCTAATAGAGTCTGGGGTGCGTATCTGCGTGAGAATGGCTTCCGCCGGTATATCGTAGACGACCACGGACAGCATGTTTACACGGTAGATGATTTTTGCCAAGATCATCCAACGGGGACGTATGTGCTCGGGATAGACGGGCATGTTGTGTGCGTCAAGGATGGGCATTACTGGGACACATGGGACAGCGGACAGGAGATCCCGATATACTACTGGGAGCGATAGATAGGCGCTATGGAAACGATACAGGCTATACATCTTAATCTGGCACAGACACAATAACACAATAAGGGGAGTAATTTTGAAGGTATGTGATTTTACAGTATTTGAGTTGGATTTTTTCCGCGAATACTGCAATTTTACACCTGATGAACGGCAGCTTTTTGAATTACGGACGCAGAATATCCCGCTGGAAAGATGTGCGGAGATGATGAACGTGAGCGTGTCCACTGTGAAAAGAATGAGCCAGCGAATAAACAAAAAGATAATACGGGTATGCTGATTTGATACTTTTGTAAGCCTTTGATGAACTGTCAGAGGCTTATTTTTTATGCCATAATTTAGCTATAGAAAGTTATTGAATTAGTCATAGGAGGCGCAGGCATGGCATTACCATATCAAGGGTATGGCTATAATCCGTATCAGTATGGACAAGTAAATCCGCTACAGCCGCAGATGGACAGGCTGGCGCAGATGCAGGCTCAGTATCAGCAGCCACAGCAGGTAAATCAGGGGATCCTGTGGGTGCAGGGCGAGGCTGGAGCTAAATCTTATCTTGTCGCTCCAAATACAAGCGTCCTTTTGATGGACTCCGAAAACTCTAATTTTTATATAAAGACTACCGATGCCGCCGGGATGCCGACGCTCCGCACCTTTGCTTACAAAGAGGTCACGGTGGGCGCGAAAGAGCCACAGAAACAGGAGGAAGTGAACTTAGACGATAAATACGTTACTCGGAAAGAATACGACGATTTGAGAAGCAAATATGAAGAATTATATAGTTATCTCGAAACGGCAACAAAGCCGGAAGGAGGCAGACATGGCGAATCCCTTGTTTGAGGCCCTGAATGGTAATAGAATGGCCGGAATGCTGGAACAGTTCCAGCAATTCCGAAAAGAGATGGAGGGCAGAAATCCGAATGAAGAGATTAACAGGCTGTTGCAGTCTGGCAAAATAAACCAGCAACAGTTAAATCAAGCCCAGCAGATGGCGCAGCAGATGCAGGGTATGTTTAAAGGCTTTTTTAAATAGTACACAACCGGGTGCACACGGTTTTGTAAATACATTATCGAAGGAGATAATTACTATGACAGACGGTTTAACCGCTTCTGATGTTGCCGTATTAACCGGCGGCACAGGAAAAAATGACGGCTTCGGCGGAGATTGGGGTGCATGGATTATCCTTTTCCTGATTTTCGGTATGTTTGGCTGGGGCGGCTTCGGCGGCTGGGGCGGAAATGGTGGAGGAGCAAATTCTCCTGCATTTCAGGGTTATGCAACCCGTGCCGATATCGACGCAGCGCTTTCCACGCAGGGAATCGAAAACGGGATCCAGAACCTTTCCGGCCAGCTTTGCAACGGCTTTGCTGGCGTAAACGCCAACCTGTCAAATCTGGGTTATCAGATGCAGCAATGCTGCTGCGATACCCGTGAGGCTATTGCTGGCGTAAACTACAACATGGCAGCCCAGACAAACATCCTACAGAATACCGTAAACAACGGATTCCGCGATGTAATTGACGCGCAGAACGCCGGAACACAGCGCATCATCGACCTGTTTACACAGGACAAGATACAGTCTTTGCAGACCGAGTTACAGTCCGCACAGCTCCAGCTGTCTAACAACGCACAGACAAACAGCATCTTAAATGCTTTGAGACCTACACCCGTTCCGTCTTATCCGGTCATGTCCCCGTACACGTCCATCGTAAACCCGACAGGCTTTAGCTTTGGCGCCGGATGTGGCTACGGAGGCAACACGGGATGCGGATGTTAAAACTTCAGACGGAGTATCTTCGTGGCATTATTTTGCCATGATGTTCGGCTGATGCCGTTATTCACAAAAAGGGGCAGGCTGAGAACGTCTGCCCCTTTTGAAATGAAGGGAGAATAAAATGATTGAGTTAGTAAACACAACGCCGGTCACGGTCCCAGTAGGGCAGTCCATCCCGTTTTCGGCAGTGGCAACAAAGGGCGGATGCGCAGAAAGACACAGGGCTGGAAGCGCGCAGATAACGCTTGTAAAGCCCGGTAGATATCTGATCACATTTTCCGGGAACGTCGCAGTACCGACTGGGGAAACGGTAGGAGAAGTGGCGCTGGGAATTGCCAGAGATGGGGAAATCCTCGGCGGCACGGTGATGCGTGCCACCCCTGCGGCAGTAGAGCAGTATTTTAACACATCGTCCCAGACATACGTCGATGTGTTCTGTGGATGCTGTGAAAACGTTTCCATCAAAAACGCAGGGACAATTCCTGTGTTAGTAGACAACCCGAATATAACAGCTGTTCGGGTTTGCGGTTAAGGAGGGCAGGCCATGAGTTACAAATTGATGCAGAACATCCGGGAAGAACTGGATAAAATCGCGGAAAAAGGTCTGAACACGGGCAATCTAGAGACCGCATACAAATTGATAGACATGTTGAAAGACATGGAAAATTTGGAATACTGGAAGTGCAAAGAGGGTTATTATAACGCCGTCCTTGACGAAATGGAAGGCGGATATAGCCAGAATGGAGAGTACAGCGAGAGGCGGAAACGCGACAGCCGTGGGAGATACAGCAGGGATGACGGAATGAGCATGACGGCTTATGACGATGGATCCTCCTATGCGCGACGTGGGGAGCACTATGTAAAGGGTCACTATAGCCGTGGAAACGGAAACAATGACCCTTATGATGATTACATGGAAAACAAGCAGTCTTATCGCAACGGCAAGTCTGAGGATTGCAAGCGGCGTATGCTGGCCGCTCTGGAAGAGCACATGGATGCGCTAACAGAAGAGCTTGGAGATCTGTCAAAGGATGCGGACTGCCGAGAAGAACGGGAGACCATTTCGCGGTATATCGAAAAATTACGAAAGATGATGTGAGTAAAGGCGGCGGGTAAACCTGCCGCTTTTGCTTTAAACATGGGTACGCCATAGCTTTTTTTGTTTGGTAAAATGTATTAAAGGCTATGGAAAGGAATGATAATCATGGATATCAAAAGGGTATACTGTCCTGTCTGTAATAGCAAAACGCGGTCAGCATTCCGCAAGGATACGACAGCGCATAATCTTCCGGTGTTTTGCCCAAAATGCAAAATGACCAGCCTCGTGAATATTGAAAACGGGAAAGTAGAACCTATCGCCCGTTAAGCGCCAGACGCCAGACGCAGAGCCAGTGATTTGTAAGGATTTCTTACAGATTGCTGGCTCTTTTTTGTATTTGTATTTCCTCCTTTACAGCACACAGCCTTGCGGGAAGGTTGAAAATGCGGTTCGACTCCGTCTGTGTGCAATCCTGTAAATCGTAATTACAGGAAAATCCATCCCATCTTTCTTTGTTTTTGCCACCGTGCATGGAAGCAGCCGGGTTCAAGCCCCGGCGCACGGTATAGGTGCATTGTTTAGACAGCGCCGATCATTACGCTTTTCGCCCGGTTCGCTACCACGGGCGCTTTGTGGGATAGCTCAGGAGGTAGAGCAGCGGCCTTATAAGCCGTGTGTCATGGGTTCAATTCCCCTTCCCACAACTACCCCGCCCGTGGTTTATCGGGCTTAATCCATACCGCTGACGGGCGGTTAATCAATCACGTTTAGGAGGATAAAGATGCAGAATATTGAAGCAATTTTGACAGAACTGGGAATTGAGGTCTCGGCGGACAAAAAGGAAAGCCTTACGAAAAAGGTGGCGGAAAATTACGTCACGAAAGCTGAACATGAAAAGAAGCTGGGAAAGGCTGAGACTGACCGGGACACGTGGAAAGAAAAAGCTGAGACGGCAGAAAGCACCCTGAAAGGCTTCGAGGGCGTTGACCTTGAAACAATGCAGAAGGATTTGGCTGATTGGAAGAAAAAGGCCGAGGATGCCGAGAAAAACGCACAGGCGCAGCTGTATGAGAGAGATTTCACGGACGCTCTGAAAACGGAGTTTGAAGGAATTAAATTCTCGAGCGAAGCGGCAAAGCGCGCAATTATGGCAGAAGTCAAGGAGGCCGGATTAAAACTGAAAGACGGGAAAATCCTCGGACTGAATGACCTCATAACCCAGATGAAGGAAAAGGACGCTTCGGCATTTGTTGACGATGAGCAGCAGAAAGCACAGCAGAATCAGGCACGCTTTACACAGCCGACAAATAAGCAGGGGCAGGGCGGCGCGCTGACGAAAGACCAGATTATGAGCATCAAGGATGCTTCTGAGCGTCAGGCTGCAATTGCTGCGAACATGAGTTTATTTAATTAAAGCAGGAGGGCTAATATGCCAGCAAAAGCAAATTTGATTAAAACAGCGGATGCCAAGGTAACCGCAAGAGAGCTGGATTTTGTAACCAGATTCGAGCGCAACTGGCAGCATCTGCGGGACATCTTGGGGATCATGCGCCCCATAAAGAAGCAGCCCGGCGCAGTGCTGAAAAGTAAATATGCGGAGGGGACGCTCGAGGATGGTGCAGTAGGCGAAGGCGAGGATATCCCGTATAGCAAATTTACCGTAAAGGAAAAGAAGTATCAGGAAATGACCATCGAGAAGTACGCGAAGGCCGTTTCGATTGAAGCAATCAAAGACCACGGTTATGACAACGCTGTCCAGATGACTGACGACGAGTTCCTCTATCAGCTTCAGGCGGGCGTGACAAAGAAGTTTTACGACTATCTGAAAACCGGAACGCTCACGTCCGAGGAAACAACCTTCCAGATGGCGCTTGCGATGGCAAAGGGCAAGGTTGAGAACAAGTTTAAGCAGATGCACCGGAACATCACCGGGGTTGTCGGCTTTGTGAACATCCTTGATGTGTACAAGTATCTCGGAGCAGCGAACATCACCATCCAGAATCAGTTCGGCTTCCAGTACCTGAAGGATTTTATGGGGTTCAATACAATTTTCCTCCTTTCTGACAGCGAGATCCCGGCTGATACGGTAATCGCTACACCGGTGGAAAACATCGTTATGTATTACATCGACCCCAACGACAGCGATTTTACAAAAGCCGGCCTTGTGTACACCACCAGTGGCGAGACCAATCTGATCGGTTTCCACACACAGGGCAACTACAACACCGCCGTGTCGGAGGCGTTTGCGATCACCGGCCTTGTGCTGTTCGCGGAATACCTGGATGCCATTGCGAAGATTACCGTAAACGCGGGGGGTTGATGGCCGCCAGTACACCCCTAAATACTGACGGCGAACCGCTTTCGGGGGAAACAAGACGGAAGAGTAAGAGATAAGGAGGCTGACGAGATGGCATACACCACATTTACATTTTATGAACAGACCTATCACGGGAATGTCATCCCGTCGGATGAATTTGACCGTATCGCAGACCGTGCCAGTGACTTTTTGGACACAATAACCTTTGACCGATTGGCTGACGGCTTACCGTCTGATGAAAGGGCGGCGACAAAGGTACAGAAGGCCGTGTGCGCGGTCTGTGACAAATTATATCAACTGGATTTGGCAGAGAAGCAAGCGCTGTATTCCGCCGGGGGGACATCTTCCGGCGGGGCTGGCGGTGTTACTTCGGGAGTGATAACCTCTCGCTCTTCCGGCTCAGAATCTATATCATACGCATCACCTTCTGAGATTGCGAACGGCGCAAAGGCATGGAGCGCGGTCTACCAGGCGTCCGGGGATGCACAGGAGACAAACAAACTTCTGGCAAATGCGGCAATGCTTTATCTTGCAGGAGTGAAAAATGATGATGGCGTACCGTTGTTGTACGCAGGAACGAGGTAGATATGGAGATGTTGTTTACAAATATGACCGCAATTTTGGCGGTTATCGGCGCATTAGCGTTTATCGTGTCGGTCATCACACAGGTATTTAAGGGTGTAGGCGTGCTTGCCAAAATCCCTACGGATATCCTCGTGCTTGTCCTGTCCATCGGGATTACAGTGACCGCGTTTGTAGCATATATGCAGTACATCCAGCAGACTATTATTTGGTACATGATTCTGGCGGCTATTCTGGCGGGATTTTCAGTTGCTTTCGTGGCGATGTACGGCTGGGAGAAGTTTGCAGAATTATGGAGCAGATTTAAGAAAGGCGAGTAGGAATGGGATATCGAACCAGTCGCAGTTACGACAATCTGGAACGCAGGATATTTGACGGCGTTGGAGAGTATGTCATACCGGAAATATCCCCTGTGACTTATGAAGGCGGTTGTGACTGGATCGGATTTAATTATGCAAAATCTTGCAAAAATCCATCTGAAAAAGGTGTTCATTTCTTTTTGGATGATTACCAGTTTTGCCGCCTGTGGTCAAACATAGACCGGTATATCCCGATGCTTCAAAGATTTCGCTATGTAATGTCTCCAGATTTCTCTACCTATACAGATTTTCCTAAGGTCATGCAAATATACAACCACTACCGGAAACACTGGTGTGCGGCGTATATGCAGGAGGCAGGAATACAGGTTATCCCGACGATCTCATGGAGCACGCTGGACTCATTTGACTGGTGCTTTGACGGAGAGCCGGAGGGCGGAACCGTGGCGGTATCTTCTGTTGGCTGCATGAACAGCAAGGAAAAAAAGGCGCTGTTTTTGGCAGGGTATGAAGAAATGGTGAGGCGGTTGCAGCCGGAGACGATCATCTTTTACGGTTCTGTGCCAGAGGAATGCATGGGAAATATCGTGAGAATCCGGGCGTTTACGGATAAATTTAACGAAGCTCTTTGTGAAATGAGGGATACCGATGAATGATGCGATAGTGACAATATTCAATTTTTACGAATCCAGCACCGCCGCCATCTGGTATCCTCATGTGCTTTCCGGCGTGCATCTGGAGACTGACCGGGGGCAGATTATGAAGCTGTACGGTCCAGACAGTACAGATAACGCACAGTTACATATCCCGTTCGGGGTCAAGAACGGGAGAAAAATTATTGTTGATACCGTCGGAAAAGAATTGCCGTGGCTTCCGCCGAAGGAATGGAACAGACAGGTCAACGATTTGTTGCCCGACAGCATTACATTTAATCCGTCTACAGATTTTTTTATGGTAGGAGCATGGGACGGGGACAGTCCTGTGAACGATGCAGATTATACGGACAGGCGATATGAAGGGTTTTACGCGTTTATGAATACCGAAAAGGATTTTGTTTATCTTATATCGTCAGTGGGCGGACCATATGCGATAATTCCGCATTTTGAAATCTTAGGGAAGTAGGTGGAGGAAAATGGCTGAACCTATCGGGAATGATGCTACCGGCTATGATGTTTTGACGGCGGCAATGAAGTCGCTGCTTAACCAGTTTCCGGGGCTGTATCCGGATGAAGTAATTAAATTCGAAGAGCTCGGGTCTGAGGATGGCATTGCGTTTTCCAATGATTCCGGGGCGCTGGTGTATACAGAAAAAGAAGATATACTCGGGCGGATATATCAGGAATGCCGGTATCCCTGCTTTGTAGTATACCGTTCGACCACGGGAGCAAGAGAACGGCAGAAAATTACTATCCTGGAATTTCTCGACACGCTGGGGCGCTGGCTTTGCCGCGAGCCCTCCGGGATTGAAGGGAAAGAGTACGAAAAAGCGATATACCCAGATCTGACCGCAGGGCGGAAAATTGAGCGGGTAACACGCGGGAACGCATACGGGACACAGCCGCAGGAGAATGGCGTGCAGGACTGGGTTCTACCGGTTACGGTTTTTTATAAAAATGTTATCGAACCCGAATTTTAAGAAAGGAATAAAACGATGAAAAGACATTTGTTGAGACATTTTGTCGATGTAAAAATGGACACGACCTCTGAGGGGACAGCGGCAGACTACCGGCTTCTGGGAACGGGTATTACCTCTTTAACGGAGGAAATGAACCCCGAGACGGAGACGGTACAGTACATCAATCAGGAAAACGGATCTACGGACCTTAAATCCTATACGCCGTCCATCGAAGTTGAAAGGCAGAACGTAGACGAAGAGGATCAGGATCTTACAGACTGGTTTAACAAGATGATAGACACGCTGCCCGTCGGAGCTGATGCCATAACATCCTATGTCCGCGTGAGAGTTTCCGGCGCTGGACCTGAATATCCGGCAGTCCGCCGTCGCTGCGTTGTGAGTGTAGGTGGCACAGGTGGCGATGCAGGGTCAAACGTGACAGATACACTGACTCTGGGTGGCAGAGGTGACGGAGAAGCTGGAACGTTTAACGTAACCACAAGAAAATTCACGGCGACGCCCGCGTCTGACAGAGCTTTAACGGAATAAGGAGGACAAGATGGGAGCAGCAAGTTTACGAGTAGACAGTGGCGTCAAACGCATTGAGGTCAACGACAACGGCGATTATATTGCGGTCAACATCTCTGACAACAGTTTTTTTAAGCGTTTTGACGATTTTGTGGCATGGCTGAATGCAAAAAACGAGGAAGCCGATAGGATTGCTAATGATTCTTCCGGTGATTTCACGGAACGCTTCGGAGCGTATGACGCTTTATGCAAAGAGGCCTGCGCTGAGTTGGATTCTCTGTTTGGGAGCGGGTGTTGCAAAAAGGTGTTCCCTGACGTGGAATCCCCGGGAATGGAGCTTATCGCGGACTTTTTAGACCAGATCATACCGATTCTTCAGGGCTTCGCCACCGAACGAAATCAGAAAATCACAAGCAAATACAGCCCGAACAGGAAAGGGGCGCGAAGCAATTAAATGTGGAATGTGCTGCTTGATAAATTCCCAACAGAATATGAGGGTTTCCGCATAGACGAAGCCTTCCAGACAGGGATCCAGATTTCACAGGCTTTGCAAGATCCGGACCTGTCAGACGATGAAAGGTTGGCTGTAGCGCTGGGGCTGCTGTATCCGTCAGAGGATGGGGACGGCAGCCCTTCTTCTTTACCCGATTTAAAAACTGCCGTGGATGGCCTTAGGTGGTTTCTGTGCGGGTGGTATACCGACAACCGCCCGAAGGATGAGGACAAAGTTCCGGTAACAGATTTTGACATAGACCAGTGGCGCATCTATTCAGCATTTCTGGAGAAGTACGGAATCGACCTGAACCGGTCTGACATGCACTACTGGGAGTTCATGGGACTGCTGTCCACGCTCGGTGAATGCGCATACACGAACGTCATAGCCATCCGGCAGCAGAAAATAGACCCTAAGATGGACACGCGTGCAAAACAGGCATTGCAGGAGCAGAAACAAATATTTGCAATAGAGCGGGAAGAGGAACTGACAGAAGAGGAACAGGAAGACGTTGACGCTTTTATGAAATGGATCAAGGTAGGAGGCTGATATGCCGAAATATGACGGTTCGATACGGATAAACACAAAAATTGAAACAAAAGATTTAAACAGCCAGATGATGCGCGTGTCTAATGCCATAAAAAAAGACAGCGCGGCTTTAGATTCTCTCAATCGCAAAATGGAAGAATTTTCGCAAAAGAAAATCCCGACAGAAAAATTTGCAGAATTACAAAGAGAGTTAGAAAAGGCAGAATCCGAGTATTCAAAACTGCAGGCCCGTATGTCACAAAAGGGGGCGGCAACGTCTGAGTATAAAGCTTTACAGAAAGACCTCGTTGCGGCGCAAGGAGAGCTGTCTAAGCTTGTAGCACGTCAGACAGACTGGGAAAACATGGGGGTACCTCAAACCGGCGGCGCATGGGACGTACTAAATGAACAGGTTGCAGCCGCATCCGACCGTGTAGATGATCTGAAAGAAAAGCTTCAGCAGATGGAGAACAGTGGAAATGCGTATACCCCGAAGGTGGACAAGGCTCAACTGGATGAAGCGGCTCAAAAAGTAGATGAAATCAAGGAAAAAATAAACGCGGAGAAAGCATCCGGTAACGCGTTTGTATCCCCAAAAGATACAGAAGAATTTCAGAAGATGTCTGTAAAGGCGTCACAGCTTGCTGGGAACATAGAGGTTTCAAAGCACAGGATGGCAGAGCTTAACGCGAAGCAGAAGCCCATCAAAAAAGAATTTGACCGGATGAAGAATTCTGCTGATAAAGCATTTAAAACAGCGTCGTCCGGCGCAAAAAAAAGCGCGGGGCTGTTCGGCACTTTTGCATCAAGATTGAAAGGTATCGCATTATCGCTGTTGATATTTAACTGGATTACAAAAGCATTTAATGCGATGGTAGCCGGAATGCAAAAGGGGTTTTCAAACCTTACGAAATACTCCGCTCCGTTGGCAAATTCATTTCAGGCGCTAAAAAATTCGCTGGTTACACTTGGTAATGCGTTTGCTGCTGCCTTTGCGCCGATTGTCCAGATAGTAATTCCGTATCTCAATACACTTATAAACGGGATAACGCGGGCGATAACATATGTGGCGCAGTTTATTGCCATCCTTGGCGGGAAAAGCACTTTCATCCGAGCGAAAAAGATACAGGATTCCTATAACGATTCCCTGAATGGAACAGCAGCGGCGGCAAAAAAGGCAGCCGGAGCTTTGGCAAAGTTTGATGACCTGGATGTGCTGCAAAAGCAGGATGATTCCGGCGGCGGTGGAGGCGGAACGCAGCCGAAAGACATGTTCGAGGAAGTCCCTATTGATGCAGGAGTGAAGTCTTGGCTTGATGGGATCTTGGAGAAGCTGAAACCTATTCTTGACTATGTAAAAGAGTTAAAAGATGCTTTTGCGGAAGGATTCTGGGATGGTTTGGGGGATTTTGAATACCGCTTAGATATCATCAAAAATGGGCTTCAGCAAATCCGCGATGCATGGATAGAGATATGGTCAGATCCTGCGGTTGTAGGGGCTGCTGACAACTTCCTTAAAACTTTTATGTATATGTTGGGTTCCTTTACCGGCTCAATGGCGAGCATAGGTCTTACTCTGGCGGCGGCTTTGATCGGCGGGGTTGGGGATTATCTCGAAAACAATACCGACCGGATAAAGAAATTCCTGATATCCGCATTTAACGTGGGGGCAGATATAAACCTCCTTCTGGCGGATTTGTTTCAAAGTATAGCCTATGTATTTGAAGCATTTGCAAGCGAAAACGGGATCCGCTTTGTATCGGCGCTGATAGGAAGCATTGCGGATGCAGCTATGGGGCTGACTGAACTTGCGCTTAAACTGGGGCGGGACTTTTTACAAATGCTCATTGTACCGTTTACAGAAAACGCTGACGGGTTCAAGACTGCGCTGGAGGGGTTATTAGGCGGCGCAGCAACCGTGCTGGAAGGATTTAAGACGGCTGTAGATAAGGCGTTTGATAGCCTGAATGCAATGTACGACGCTCATATAAAGCCATTATTTGATAGTTTAACGAGCGGGCTTTCAGAGGTTGTCAACCATTTTTTAACCGCATGGAATACACACATTCAGCCAGTTATCGACAGAATCGGGACTAGAATATCAGAGCTTCTTACGCAGTCTTTTCTGCCGGCTTGGGAAGCTATAATAAGAGGAGTTGGGTTGGTTGCGGATATTTTAAAATCTTTTTGGGAGAGTATTTTGCAACCGATTGTTGACTGGATTATGACCTACGCAGTGCCATTCTTGGTGCAAGGATTAGGGGTGCTGTTAGAGTTTATTATACTTGGAATTAAGACGATTGTTGATGGTTTTACAACCTTTATGACGTTTATAAACGATTGTTTAGAATTTTGGAAAGAGGCGTGGGCGGTTGCTTGGGATACGTTCAACGATTTCTGGAATAAGATAAAAAGCATTATTGACATCATGAAAACTGTATTTCGTCTGTTTGTAAAAGTTGTTAAGCAGCTGATTGATGGAGACTGGAAGGGCGCATGGAATACCGCGCAGGAAATCTTCACGATTTTTAAAACCAAAGTAGAAGGCGTCGTGGATTCTATAAAGGCGTTCTTGTCCGGCTTCTTTACATGGGTTAGCGACATGATTGCAGGCGTTATAGAGGAAATCAAGAACATCGGCAGCGGTATCAAAAACGCATTTACTGGTGGCGGATCATCGAAGCCGCGAACAATGTCCACGCAGCCGTATGCCATAAACGAAAGCTTTGCATCTCGTACCCTGCGGGATATCCCGGCGCTTGCATCTGGCTCGGTAATCCGTGGCGGCAACCCGTTCCTGGCGATTCTGGGCGACCAGCGGGCAGGGCAGACCAACATCGAAGCGCCGATAGGCACAATCAAACAAGCTGTATCGGAGGTAATGGCAGAGAACGGCGGCGGATTTAGAACGGCGAAAATTGTCTTGCAGGTAAACGGGGTAGATCTGGCGCAAGCTACACTGCAGGATTTCTTATCGGAAGCAAGCAGGCAAGGATATGATCTGGAGGTGATCGGAGGATGATTTTTACACGCGGCATATACATAGATGGGGAGTATTTTAACATCCCCATCGTGTCCATAAAAAGAAACGCGGATTTCCTCGACAAATTCGCCGAAAGAGTTGAAACGGGAGAGCTCCAGCGTGAATTGATAGGCGTGTATTTTAACTACACAATGTCGGTCGGGAAGAGCAGCTCGTTCCCGGATGGCGTATATAAACGTTTCTGGGATAAGGTTACAGAGCCCGTCCCATTCCATATTATTTCGCTGCCGTCAGATCCTGGTTATTACGAATACACAGCTTATATATCCAGCGTCTCTGATGAATACGAGAAGATAACACAGGATAGCGCTGATTATAAAGGGTTTACCTGCAAGTTTACGGCGAAAGAACCGGCAAGGAGACCATGATGAAAACAGAATTTTATGTCGAATACAATCTGTATGACACGACTGCTCTGCCTGATGCAAAAGAAAGCACAGAGAGCAATGCTGCTTTTGGGGATATGGGGCTGTTTAAGTCAAAAGGCAGCCCACCAAAATACGCTACACTGGAACATAATTTTTTCGTGTTGGATGGGAGTCTTAGCGAAATGCCAGACACGCCGACGGACATCCCATTTTTTTCGGATGTGCAAGCGGGCGCAGATGGAATTTTCACAAAACATCCTGTAATCAGAATAGATTTTACCGAAAATCATACCTCTATCGGGCTGACTTTTCATTTTTCGGAAACATTCCCGCTGGAGATGGAAGTGACATGGTACGACCTCGGCGGTACATATAAATCGCAAAAACGTTTCTTTCCGGACAAACTGAATTATTTTGCCGAAAACCAGGTGGAGGAATACGGACGCATTGAAATCCGATTTGTACGTGCCCTACCGTGGCACAATGTAAAGTTAAACTATCTCGAGTATGGCACAACGTTTATCTGGGGCCCCGATGTCATAAAAAGCGCGAAGCTTGTAAATGACACAGATCCTATCAGTAATCAGATTAAAACGGACAAACTCACGTTTGACTTTGTTGACACTGATGATGATTTTAATGTTGGAAACATTAACGGGTTGCACAAAACATTGCAGAAAAAGCAAAGAATGTTGCCATACGAAATCGTTGACGGCGTGAAGATGCCGCTGGGCGTGTTTTTTATGGAACCCAACAGTACCACCAAAAATGTCACCCAAATATCGGCGATCGACTACAAAGGGATGCTTGCTAATGTGGATTTTAAAGACGGGCGGATATACGCCGGAGAAACGGCGGGAAGTGTGATCGAAGAGATTATGACAGCGGCAGGGATTGAAGATTATACGGTTGAGGAAGAGGTGGCGCAAACGCCGCTGTATGGCACGCTTAAAATCCAGACCTGTCAAAAAGCTCTGCGTGAGGTATTGTTCGCTTGCGCTGCGATTATGAACACATCCCGCCGGTCTGGAATCGAAATACGAAAATCGACCAGAAAAATATCGACAACGATTCCGCGCAGCCGGAAATTTTCCACGACGTTAAAGGCAGATCCTTATGTGTCAGACGTAAGCGTAAAATATAAAACGTGGGTGTTGGACGCGGCGGAAAGCGAGATTACGAAAGGCACATACGATCCGGGGATACATACAATTCAGCTCACAAGCCCGGCAGTGAACATGAGCGCATCTGCGGGGAGGATTGTCAAACAAATGCCGTACTATGTTGTGCTGGAAATCGCGGGAAATGCACGTGCAGAGGTCACGATCACGGGGCACAAATATGTTGGTACAGAGCTGGCTACACTGTCCAGAATCGAGCATATAAAGTCAGGTGAAGTGCGGAACACGAAAACATTTTCCGGCACGCTTTTAAATTACGAAAGCGCACAGAAGGTTGCAGACAATATCCTGGATTATTACCAACTCCAGCAGATCATCCAGACACGCCATTTGTCCGCAGAGGAAAAAGCAGGGGACTGGGCGGAGATTGAAAATACCTTGCAAATGCACGGAAATTTTGTCGCCTGTATAGAATCCTTTAGCGTTGACCTTACAGGTGGATTTGTGGGTACGGCAAAGTACAGAGGATATTATAAAATAACATCAGAAGATTATTATTCTGGCGAGTTGTATGCTGATGAGGAGGTGGGAATCACCTAATGGAATGGGTATATGACCGGACACAGGAGGATGTGGAGCGGGCAAAACTACTTACGCAAAAATATGCTGCGGGGACGATCACGGAAACGGAGAAAAAAGAATGGGCTGCAGGAATGAAAGGCGCGCTGAATGCCTCAGACCTGAACAGGATTGAAGGGAATATCCGGGAAATCGCTGGAATTTTAGCGATAACTGTAACAACGAAAACGTGGGAAAAGAATCAAATCCCACGAGTAAGTGATTTTAAAAGAATCCGTGATAATGTACAACGCATCCGGGACGCATGGAGTACCTTGAAAGATACCCCAGTTACGCCAGATACGCCGCTGGTTACTTATCAAAAATGGAATGCCATAGAGCGGATTTTACACGATGTCAAATATGTATATGACCGCGTCATGGACAGTTATTATTATTGCGGCGATGAAATCTACGCCGGGGAAGGAATAGGGATTTTATAATGGCAGAGACATGGTTTACGCCAAAAGAGTGGAAAGCCCGCCTTGTGGAATTTGCAGGACGGCGGTTGCTGAGAAATGTTGCAAACGGAGAAACTGTAACATATGACGTATCCCGTAGCGAGGGGCAGGTTTCGCAGGAGGGCGATGCGTTTAATACCAAAAACATGAACGATCTTGAACAAAGGGTAGCAAATGGATTTGGAAACGCAAAGACAGCGGTTGAAACACTAAGTAGTGACATGGGAGGCAAACTCCCTGTATTAAACTACAATATTACATTATCGGATGATGCAAGTGTGCATGCCCAAAAGGCTTTGAGATATCTCTTTACAGACGCAGAGGCAATAAAACATACATCATTTATGTTTAATATCCGCGTAAATAACGCAGACTTTTATTCTGGCACTTGTTACACAGACGGCGGAAATACCGCTTGGGGCGACATAAACAAACGCGGCTCAGAAGCAGATCCCGGATCTGTTTGGAAATGGGTTACGTATAATTTTAAAACCGGAGGTGCTGATCCAGTATTAAAAAAATTGGGTAGATCCGGAACTATTGCGGGGGTTGGCGGGTATTGGATGGATCCCCCGGCGGGGCAAAATCAGGAATGGGTTACAGGATGTGTGCGTTGGAATGGAGATGACCTTGTAGTTACGGTTGAAGATGATTATGCGCAAGGGCATCTGACTGTTGGAGCTAAAGTTGGCAGTAAGAGCAGACCCAGCCAATGGGGTGATAAAACGGGCGGATTAATTACATTAAAATATTAACGTTTGCAATTTTTAGCAAAAATCTAAAACACTAACAGAAAAGAGGTAAAAGCATGAAAAAAATCGTGTTTAAATCTGGCAAAGAACTGGAGATTGATGGAATTACCCAAAGCGAGAAATTCTTGCAAATCTCTATAAAAAGCAGCGATACAAAAAGCATAATTGACATGTTTTCGAACGCTGAGAATACGGCTGTGATGCGATATTATGTTGGGACTGACCTGATATGCGGATATGCTGGGTTTAAAAAATTCGTGAGTTTGAAATATACGCCTGACGTGATAGCGTCCATCAATTATGAGCAGGAGGACGCAACCACAGAAAGCGGGTTTGCGGAATCCCATGTGGCTGTATGTACGGTGCATATGGCAAAAGTTGAAGAAGCAGTGCTGCCGGAGGGACTGACTGATAAAGTCGCAAAACTGGAAAACGATGTGTCCAGCATCACGTCCGGCATCAATGAAGTTAACGGAATTTTGGAGGGCGAATGATATGTTTACGGAAAAAGCGAAAGAAAATCTCCTGGCAATGCTAGAGCAGGCTAAATTCAGCGCTGCGGACAACACGGATGCACAAGCTTTACGCGTGCCGTCATTGTACCCTGAATGGGAAGCGCTGGAGGCCGGAACACATCTGACAAAAGGGCGGCGGTGCACTTATAATAAAGTGCTGTACAATGTCCTGTCTGACCACGATAAACAGGAGCAGTGGACTCCGGAGGCGGCACCGTCCCTGTTCGCAAAAGTTCTTATCCCAGACCCGAACGTAACACCGGACTGGGAGCAGCCGGGAAGCACAAACGGATATAAAAAAGGCGATAAGGTAAAACACAATAGTAAGGTCTGGGAATCTCTGGTCGACAATAATGTATGGGAGCCGGGAGCCGTAGGAACGGATAGTGTATGGAAAGAAGCCAGCGAATGAGAAAGGCGTAGGAAATGCTTATTGAACTGATAGAAAAGGCGGAAAATGTTGGGTGGGGGACGATAGCGGTTGTGATCGCTGGTGTGTTTATGTTTATCCCGACTATCGTGGAAAGCTGGAATAAGGTCCTTGACGCACTGGGGTTGGTAAAGAAAAAGAATCTTTTCCGGAAACAGCGTGAAAAGGAGATCGCAGCAGCCTATTCACATATCGAGGAGCTGCAAAGTGGAGTCGTGTCAAAGCAAGAGGAGTACCACCAGCAATCTATTACGATCAGGGACAATCTTGCCAGAAGGCAGGACGATTTGTACGAAAAACAGATTGAATTGAAGCAGGATGTAAAGAATATAACTCGGATGCTGGAAGAGTACATCCAGAAGGACAACGAACGCACGATTGCTTCGCTACGTACAACTCTGTGGCGGCTACATAAGGAATTTACATCACAGAGATATGTGACGCCGGACGGATTAAAGACCTTCCGAGAGCTGGGGAATGTGTACGAAGCTGCCGGCGGGGATGACATTTATCACGAAAAGCTGCAGCCGGAGGTGTTAGCTCTAGACATCAAATATCCGGATGGAAGCATATACAAAATTAAGGAGGTATGAAAATGAAAAAGATTGATTGGATGCGAAAACTGACAAGCAGAAAGCTTTGGATGAGCGTGGCATCATTTGTGACGCTGATGATTGTGGCTTGCGGAGGGACGGAAAATGAAGCCACACAGATCTCTGCGCTGATCATGGCTGGTGCTACGGTTATCGGCTATGTCATCGGCGAGGGTTTGACAGATGCGGCAGCTATTGAAGCAGACAAGGAAGGATAAGGTGATCCGATTATCTCCCGGCGCGGGGTTAAGCGTGATTCTGGGGCGGCTTCGGTCGCCCTCATAAAATGATAAGGAGAGTAGAATATGAAAAAACTTTTTATTTCACAGCCGATGAAAGGCAAAACAGATGATGAAATTTTAAAAGAGAGGGAAAAGGCAATTGCCAGCGCAAAGAGAAATTTTGCAGAGAACGAAGAAGTAGAGGTTATTGATTCGTTTTTCTAGAGCGCGCCTGCGGATGCGAGACCTCTGTGGTTTTTGGGAAAATCTTTGGAATTGCTTTCTACGGCAGACATTGCATATTTTGCAAAAGGCTGGGAAAACGCAAGAGAATGTCGCATCGAAAATACTTGCGCCATTGAGTACGGAATTGCTGTGATTGAAGATTATACGGAGGATTGAAAGTATGGGAAGCAAAGAATTTTTGGAAAAGAGCAAACAGATTGTCGTTGACTATTTCAACAGTCATGCGGACAAAACCGACCAGAAGCAGATTGCACAGGATGATGTATATGTGGTCTGGTACTGCAAGACGCTTCAGAATCACAAGGCGCTGCTGAGCACAACTGTTTCTGACGGGATGTATTATGAAATCACATATAATGGGGACAAGCAGGAAACGTATGTAGACGCATACAAGAAGTGGGAGAACTTTGTGGTGAGGTAATACTTATGTGGAAAGGGTTAGACGTATCAGATAATCAAGGTGCCATAGACTGGGCACAGGTTGCAGCGGCAAATGTTGCATTCGCAATCCTGCGCAGTGTGCGCCGATCAGGCAAGACAGACCATCAGTTTGCTGCAAATTTGGAAGGCTGCCGAAAGCACGGCATTCCGATAGCAGTTTATAAATATACCTACGCAGCCACGCCGGAAGTGGCGCAACAGGAAGCGCAGCAGATCGTAGCATTATTGCGGTCTTACGGGCTGACCGGCACAATGGTATGGTGGGATGTGGAGGACAAAGATGCGCTGCGACCGCTGGGAGTTGAGAAGCTGACAGAGTGCATCCGTGCAGCGCAGGAGGTCATCACAACGGCAGGGTACGGATTTGGTCTGTATATCGGGTTGTATGTTTATAAGGAGCGTTGGTTTGACTTTAATGCGTTTGCTGGGACACGGTTGTGGATAGCACGCTATTATCGCGGATATCGAACGATGCAGTTTGATGACGAGCCGGATCAGAAATACAAGCCAAATGTTGACGGAGACATATCTGTATGGCAGTACACGAGCTGTGGGGAGATCCCAGGTATCAGGGGAGATGCAGACCTTGATATCGCATATGATGATCCTGCGGAATGGACGCATCCTGCAGCGGAGCCGGGAGTGATTTACACAGTATCCGTAGCTGATGTATGGACACGCGAGCAGGCAGAGGTTATCCGGCAGCAGTTTGCGGCGATGGGAATTAATGGGATTGTCCATAAGGTTAAGATCTTGGAATAAAGATATAGGCCGAGAGAACATTCAAAGTCCTCCCGGCCGCAGGCTATGATGAAATGATGAAGCGGCTATGTCCTGATAAGATTATCTTTTATGGGTCTGTACCAGACGATTGCAAAGGTGATATAATCAGGATAAAGCCGTTTAGCGATAAATTTAACGTTGTGGAGGTGGCGGCATGGTGATAAATTTACAGTTTTTCGGTGGGCGCGGATCTGCTTTAAACGCAGCCGGAAGTGCGAAAAAAATAGAGGTGGGATCATCGATCCATCTGCAGAGCCCAGGGAAATAGAAGCAGTATATAGAGAATCACGCGGGTATTACGGGTCTTATTACAAGAACGAGATTTTGCAGGCATCTGCTGATGATCGTACCGGGGAGTTATCTTTTGACTATGCTACTCCTGAAAAACGCGAAAAGACATCTAAAACAAATAAAACGCAGTATCTTACATATAAGTTAAATGCTGGCGCAGAGGATGGAGACACGTTTGGTATCAATTGGGACAAGGTTAAAGCTGTCTCGGGGCAGACGTATGGCATCCGCGCAGAACTGAAAGAACGCGGTTTTAAATGGGACGGGAAAACAAAAAAGTGGCGGAAAGAGTAAATTTTCTGACCAAAGACATACAGAAAAACAACACCGAAAAGCAGGGCTCTTATGAGCTCTGTTTTTTTATCAAAAAAAGTTTCAAATACATGTTGACAAAAAACAGAAGTATTATATAATAAGATATAAGGAAAACCTAATAAATAATAAGGAGGCGGTAAAAATTTTAACCATCCAGCAAAAAGTAAACATGGCGTGCTCCGCGGCTGAAATCAGCAAAACGGAACTTGGAAAGCGAATAGGATTATCACAGTCCGCATTTTCCCAACGTTTAAAAACAGGGAAGTTTTCCGACGAGGACTTCCAAAATATGGCGAAAGCCATAGGGGCAAAATACTATTCTGGTTTTGAATTCCCAGATGGTACAAAAATTGAGTAAAAACAAGAAAGCAGATAAGGAGAGCTCGAAATGAATGAGACAGTGAAAAAAGCGTACGAAATCGCAAAAGAAACCGGTGATTTTGAAGTTGATTATCTTCCAGAGGTTGAAGTTGGAGAAATTGTAGAACTGAACGATGTCTGGGACGGAGAGGGCGAAGCACCGGATGATGAGGAGTCTGGTTCTTACGGATCATATTCGCACAAAATAACAAATGACCAGTGGATCAACTACGAATTTGATATCGTAGAGAAGAAAGAGAATCCATTGGACACACTTGTGAAAATAACAAAAATTGAGTTGATATAAAGGGGAAATGATATGCTGGAAGCCATTGAAGATATAGGCGCTGAAAATCTGGAAGATATTGCGCTGAGAGCATATAAACCACGTCCCGGAATTTATATATTTGTTTCTCCGGGCGGGAAAATAATAAGGGAAATCCGCAACGAAAGGATGATCTATTTTAATACGAAATATCGTATGATGGACTATTATTCATGGATTGTATCCATGCAGAAACCGGTAAAAAGCAAGCTGGTTTTTAGCAACAATTATTTAACGTTTTTCTGCAGAAACGTACAAAAGTTGACTGATGCGGACATAGACGAATATTTTCAAAAGCTGGAAACGCCGGGAGACCATATGTTTTTTGCTGACGTTATAAAAAATAATATTCGCAAAATTAAAAAGGAAGATCAGGATATTGTAAAATTTTTTCTTATGGATTCTCCGGAACTTTATAGAGAACTCGGGATGAAAGACTGGAGAGAAAAGTCTATAAGTATGCCGCCCAGATCAGGTATGACGAAAGGAAAATGGTTGAAGGAAAAAGAGCGAAAGGGTTATCCAATGGGATGCTCTTATAATGCGAAGAAGCCCGGTAATTTAAACCGGATATATCTCGTAAACGAAGAAGAAGGTTTACAGATAAAATTATTTTACGACATATTAAAAGGGTTTTTTAATCGCGGGTGCAACATCGCAATTGTCGGGAAAAACATGCTTATACCATTAAAGAGCAAACAAGGGATTGATCGCAGAATAAAGGGTGCAATGCTTATTTGGTTTACGATGATAAAAGGGCAGATTGTGATAGTAGATATCGACAGGATCGCGAGTTATGATCCAGTTTTAAGGTATAACAAATAATGCTGAACTGGATCGGCTGGAAAAAGAAAATGAAAAAGGAGAAGAAAAAATGGAAAAATTTAATCATTATGGTGTAGAGGTAATATATCAGGTCATCGATGGACCTTTTGAAGAGGTCTTGAAGCAAAACGGAGTGAAATATACCGCACTCCCGTATATTGAGGATATCGTATTTAGATACGAGAAAGACGGGCAGCGGAGATATGCGTACATCGAAGTAGAAAAACTGCCGGATGATTACGCGGAGCGCGTATATATTACGTCAGAGATTCCGGAGGATTTGAGCTGGAAAGGAATCGCAGAGGATTACCGGAATCAGAAATCCGGCGAGAGACCGGCAAACCTACATACGCGGGCATACATGATCTTTTCAGCGGCATACAACGATGCGCTCCGGAATATGCCATTTACTTTTGACCTGAACGCCGCACCAGGAAAAAGAGACATTGCATACGCGCTCATAAAGTACTATGTGAGCATAAATGATCTAAAAGAGATGGATCATCACGATTGCCCGATGATCGATGAATTTTAAAAGTTAGGGACAGCCGAAAAGCTGCCCCTTCTTTTTTATCTAACTTTTACTATTTGCTGAAGCGGAAGAAGCAGTAAAAAACGGAGATTTTGAAAAGTGGCGAATAAAAGAAAACCAGAATAAAGACATAAGCTGAGAGGGCAAGCAAAGTCCTCCCAGCTTTTTATTTTTGATGATGTATGACACGAAATTTTGATCGGAGTAAAAGTATCCGGCATATGTGTGTTGCATTTTGTGTTGCATACTTACACATAATGATGTAAAATCGAATAAAATCATAATATGACACACACATATATATGCCTTAAAATGGCTTAAAATCAATAGATACCGTAAATATAGGGTTTTAGGCAGATATCCTAAACGAGTTCAAATCCGGTTCGCGCCT